ATTCGTTCGCGGAAAGTTGGGAAGTATTGGTCGAGAGCTAGACGCTACTGGCGTTCGTCTGCCTGGTCCCCAGGCATTCTTGAGGTTGGCAGCCAAAAGGACGCGCGCGAGAGAGCCTGGAAATCGACCAAGCCACTAGCTGATGCTTACGGATATCTGGCCAGAGACTATGACCTTGACCCTGAAGTAAAAAAGATTTCTAGGGTCGACTATTCCGTGGAGAACCTTGTCCCTGTACGGCATAAAAGAACCGTCTATCTTAAAAGACCATTTAAGCCCGGTATGCCTCTTTCAGCAAAGGAACGTAGTTTCCTACCCCTGCCTCTTTCTTCTGTTTCTGAATGGGTCGGTCTTACACCCTTCCCGATTGGGAACAGAAAGCAAAAGATCAGACCCCCTCTCGGCCACTATGATGCTTTCGTTTCCTCTCCCTTTTCTAAAGAGATTATCTGTAATCCAGATTTGGGCTATAGTAAGCATTGGTTCGTGGAGGGCAATTGGGATACGAATCGTGATACTCTAGTGGGATACGCCACACCACCAGAGTACACGATGCCGACTGTTGATGAGCTACTTAACTTTTCTGTCGATAGGATTCACTTGTTTGGGTTACCTAACGTTAACATGAACCCTCAACGTAGGTGGATTCGTTCTGTTCAGGTTAATCCGAATGCTTACGCTGGGCTTGTTACTTCGAAATTACATGGGGGGAATAAGCGCGGTGCTTATTCCCGTTCTATTATCACCGCCGAAAAGATTTGGGATACTGTCGTCAACGCGCCTTATTCTACCTGCGATAACTCATTATGGTCACTTGGGGGAAGGGAGCGTAAGGTAGACATTACGTCCGGACCCGTAGAATCAAGAGCTGTGCTTATGCCAGAGACTCCTGTAGCCCTCATTGCGGCTGTATTGGCGAAGCCAATTCAGGAAGGTCTGATGAAAGCCAACTTTATGGATAAAACTCTCGAGTGCTATATGGGGCAGCCCCTTACTGATGGAGGGTGGGAGCGAATCTCTCGCTTCATGGTTCAAGGGAAGATTGGTATTGAGATCGACTGGGCAAAGTTCGACTCGACTGTTATCGAGCAGGCTATGTCTGCCTCTTTTAGACTCATGCGTGCGTGCTATCCACCCAGCAAGACTACCGATAAACTTTTCGTTTACGTCATGTCTGGTACGATCTATAAGAATGTTGCTTTAAAGCAACGATTCATTTATAGGCTCAGAAAAGGGCTACCATCCGGTACCCCTTTTACCTCCGTCCTGGGAACTCTGTGTAATTGGGTACTCCTAAATTATCTCCTTAGGTCTCAGAAGCTTTTCGGGGTTTCAGAACCAAATGATTATTCCCTTGCTGTCGCTGGCGACGATACTTTAATACGTATCAACAAGACGGTGACTAGTAAGGACTTCATCCCAACTGCTTCGGAGCTCGTGGATATCGCAAAACGCACCACTAATCTTGAACTTGATCCCGATGATCTCCTCGTTGGCTATTTTGGGTATTCTGCCCATGAATTTTCCTCTGGGACTCAAGATCAAAACTTTTCCATCCTTAAATGTATGATATGGCAAGGCATTCCTGGTAGGCGGCTTAAAGACCTAATTAAACCAATATCATGTCCTACCTCAAAGGCAACCTCTATTCTGACATATCATGATGTTATTTGCGGGTATATTGAGAACCCAATTATTACCCCGGTAGCATACTCCTTCCTATCTCAATATTCTAAATGGCTTGAGCCCCAAGTTAGGGAATATCTAGGATGGGCTAATCATGATATCGATTTATCACCATATAGTGGCGATCCCGGTAAAGCCTATAGGCCTTTAATAGGCGACCGCCTTGTTGATGCCCCCCTATGTCGCCCGCCGCCATATATGGTTAAGGCGACCTTCAATTATTTTGAGGATCCTAGCGGTAGTACGGATCAAAGTGTAAGATATGATCTAGTCGCTTTCGGTATATCCCCTTAGTATATATAATATTTATATCTTTTATCATATAAAAGATCCATGGCTTGCGGCATGCATATATAGTTTATAGCTAAACTATAAT